ATTGTTGTAGTTGGAGTTCCTAATTGTGTTGTACGAATTTCAAACTTAACAGGAAGTTCATCATCTTTTGCTTGGAAATATATATCACATTTAGTTACAAAAACACCAGTTTCATCATTAACAGCAAATGTTTGTGCTATTGGGTCATCATCATTATTCTCCCATGGACTTCTAATAACCTGTGTAACTCTAGAAACATTAGTTACATTGGTTACATTGGTTACATTAGTAACGTTTGTTATTTCATTTGTGATATTTGTTATTTCTGTAATATCTTGAGTTACATTTGTTGTGACATCAAAACCACTGACTGTTTGAATTGTATTTGACTGTGATGTTCCACCTATTGTTTGAGATTCTTGGAAGTTGGATGTTAGAACTTTAGCATTTCTCATAGAGAGAGTTGACTCTTGAGTTGCATCTACACTACCTTGAGAATAGAAAGGTTCTTCAGCAGCAGTGTCAAATGTACCTTTAATACCACTATTAGTTGAACTACCTGTTAATCTAAATGTTGATGTTCCTGTTTCAAAGATTGGGTTAGCAGATGAAGCAGAATCTGGAACATGGAAAGTTCCTATCAATGTTCCATTTGGATCTGATATCAATCTAACATTAGTGACTCTTGCTCTTGCACCTGAAGTTCCACCTCTAAGGATCATTCCTGTTGAAATATAACCATCAAATTGTGGAGAATCATCAGATGATAAAGCATAAGTATCCACATTTAATATAGTAGATGATCCACTATAATTGTTAGGAATATTGCTCTTATCATAAGGATTTTTATCATAAGTATCAGTGGCATTATTGTGTGGTCCATACTTATGTTTTGTTGAACAAGCTCTAAATTTTATATAAGGAATTGCATTTCTATTCCTCAATTGACTTTGAAGGGAACTAGGCATCCTACCTGTTACTGTTTCACTGACTCTGAAAGTTCCACTTAACATTTCAATTTCAATCAATTTAGGAACACAGAATTTAGTTATATCTACAGCATCAAAGAAACCATATACTCTGTTGTAAGGTTTCATTGATCTAGCAGTAAACTGTATATCTCTAGATCTCATGAAATGAACTATATCTCTACTTACAACTCTACTTCCTAATGATGCTGTATCTATTTGTTCAATAACAGTCTTTTGTGATCCTGTTCTTTGTTGTTGGAGACTTACACCACCTGTTGCTGTAATATTATTGACAATTGAATCACTAGGATCAAGTATCTGTTGATTACCCACATTAATGCCATCCAATAAACCTTGAACTGCAGCATTATTGCTATTACCAGAGGCATTTTGGAATGTTTGTTGATTATTAGACAATCCAAGATCCATATTTACACCAACTGTTTCCCAAGAATTCCATTGGACAGGTGAAACTCCCATTCTAGAACCATCAGCAGCAGTAGTTATTTCTGCCTGTAAAGCTTCAGCAACTCCTTCAAATGATCCTTCCATCATAACATCATTTGGTTGCATCTTAGTGACATCAATCCAAATATCTGTATCAGGTTCTAATTCAATACTTCCTCTATAGAACATAACAAGGAATGGAGTCACATTCTCTACCCTAGTTGCATAAGGTTGGAATTTATACATCACACTATCATAATCTAGAGTAATTAACTGTCCAGATCTTTTAACATTATTTCCAGATATAACTGAGAATTGTGAATCAGTAGCAAGTCCATCACCTATTCCTTGAATAGCATTTGAACCAACTTGCATATTGATAGCAGTAGAATAATGAGATGGTCTTAATATACCTTCTTTTTTGTCTATACTATTTCTAACACCAGCTGATGTATCTTGAGGTTTTAGATCTGTAAAATTATCTACAAAAATACCAGATTTAAATCTATTAAGTCCATTACCATCAGGTATAAACTTATTCAATATATCAGATTCAACAGTATTTAAAGAAGTATAATATTCAATATTTTTAATTCTTTGCTCAAGTTTAGCAATATCAGACATTTGATATCGTTTATATTGAATGAATTTTACTCTTGAATCAGTTGTTTTATAAAGATATGCAGGTGAGAAAACATTAGCAATATTCATTGCTCCATTTACTTCAGGAGGCAATCTAGGTTCATCTGCAGGTGTTCCATATACAACCTGTAAAGTTCCAGTTTTATCAATGTATAATCTATCTGCTCTTGGTAGATAATAATTAAATCCAACAGTCATAGATTCATCAGATGCTATAATATTCTTAGAACTATGTCTTGCTCCACTATTAGCACTATCATCAAAATCTCTTCCAAAGAATTCTAAGGGTGATCTTGTGTTTTCAGCAACAGTATATGTTCCTATTACAGGTCTAGCATCAATTAAATCTGCTAATCTATTACCATTAACACGTGTAATTTCATTTGAATAATTAAAACCACTATAAGAATTAACTGTTGTTACATCACCTGTATCATTAGAATCATATGTTCCTCTAGAATAATACACTTTTAATCTTCTAGATGGTGCAGGAACTTCTGCTTTTCTACTAATATTAGATACTCCATAATATGAACCTAATTGTCCTGTCTGGAAAGTAAAGTTTTGAGTAACATTAGAAGATCCAGTATTTACTATAGTAACAGTAGCAGTAACTTTTGAATCTTTAAATGTAACTATTTCACCAGGTTCAAATACAGAATTATTAAGATATACAAAACCTATTCCAATATCACTATTTCTTACCAAATATACACCAACTGAACCACTAGATTCACCTACAAATCTCTCTCCTATAACTAAATCATTTGTATTTGAATTAGGACCATCCATAGATCCCATGTTTATGCTAGGAGATTGAGCATCATTTAAATCATTTGATTCAAAAATACCATATATCTTAACTACATCAGGAACATTTAAAGATATTATATCATCTTGTATTCTTGTACCAAATGGGAAATTACCATAAGTTAATCCATCATTTAATGTTGTTCCTCCAATACCAGAAGAAGTATTAGATGATTTTACAATATCAACATTTTCAGATACTTTTTTAATTTTAGTTTTTGATACTAAATTAGATTTACGTAAAGTGGCAATTAATTTTGCAGATCCACTAGCAAGACTCAATCCTACAAATTGAGCTGTTGCACTAGCATTAGTTAACTTTAATTTACTAGAATCAATTGCAATTGTATTTCCATTTGTATCAATTAAAGTATATCTTTCTTCATCAAAAGGTAAAAATGTTTCTCTGTCACCAGCATTAATTGCATTAGTTTTATTTGCTAATATAGTTACATCAATTTGTTTTCTAATTACAAGATTAGAGTTAACCAAATCAACATATTGAACATTTCTTTTAGGGAAGATGCTATATAAACTCTCATTATCAGATCTGTTACCTGATCCTAAAGTTCTTTGTATTTCAGTACCAACTAATTCTAAACTAGATACATCCTCTTGAGATGTAGGAATTCCTCCATCAAGGACTCCAGTAACAGTATTAAGACCAACAACAGTTAATCCAGCATCAGTTACACCAATAACTTTGTTAATTGTGGATAATGTTTTTCCTGATCTCTTATATTTTACTAAATCACCTGTAGTTACTATTCCTGCAAAAATATCACCTGCACTAGTTATTTGTGAAAAACCACTAGGAAAAGTAGCACTTGATGTTGCTGCACCCACAGTTCCACTACCAAAACTTAGAACTTTTTTAGGAAGTACATCTGCTGTAAAAGTATTAACACCAACACTACCATATAATGATCCTATATCAGAAATTTCATAATTATGAATATCAACTGTGAATCTATCATCATCAGTTATTCCATTAAATGAAAGTCTTTCACCAGGAAAGAATGTTCCTTTTACATCATAAGCAGTAAATCCAGTTCCTACAGATCCATATCTAAGGAATCCAGTAGCACCACTTGATTGTCCTTTAATATGAGTTGGTATTGATAATGATACTGATGTATTGACTTGAAATGTGGTATACATTTGCAAATCCCATAATGCTATATCCCATTGATTAGTAGCACCATTTTGAGTGTTATATGAACCAGATTCTAAAGCAAAATCATATAATCTTGCAATACCTACCTCAGATCCAGCAGCACCAACTGCACCTGCATCAACAACTCTATTTGTACCAGTGGATGGACTTGCTACATGTGGGAAAGTGCTTGAATTGTTTGGTCTTTTTTCTGATCCAACTCTCTCACTTCTTAAACTTATTGTATTACTATTATTAAATCCTAAAGTGGGTGATCCAGTGACATTATTTAATTCAAATGAAGGACCAAATCCAAAATTTACAGATTGATTTTTTAATGTTTTTACTGATCTAGGTTTGACAACATCAAAGTTACTAGCACGCATTAATTCAACATAGTAACCTCTTACATATGCTTTACCAGGAGAAACCTTGAATACCATCAAATCATCAGATGGTTCATTTCCTTGTTCTGTTATTTGTCCATCATTATAAAGACCTCTATTTCCTGTACCATCATTCAAACATTCTCTAACTGATGTGGTAAAGTCTTTACAATAGTAGTTACCAGATTCATCATATGTTCTTCTTGCTAATTCATCTGCTAAATGATTGTATTGTGTAATAACAGTATCTTTTTCAAGAGCACCATTAATAACTTCAGTTAATTGAACAAAATTTTCATCATTAAGTTCATTGACATCTTTTCTTGCTAAAGTGGCAGTAATTCTTAATCTATCTGCACCAGGTGCTGTAAAATTATTAAATCCTTGAGCATTATCAGACAAAGATGGATCAATATCTGCAGATATAATATCTTCTCTTATTTTTAATCCAATTCTATGACTTGAAGTATTGCTGTATTGATCCAATATTAATACTTGTTCATCAACATCTACAAAATGTCCTCTTAAGAAATAAATTCCTGCAGACATTTGAAATGCCATACCTATAACAGCAGCTTCTGATGCAATAGTGCTTGCAAATCCTTCACCTGCTGCTATAAAAGTACTAGAAAAACTTATATCTTCAACTGTTTGTATAACTTCATTATCTAAAAATGTGTTTACATCATTATTCAAACCACTGCTTCTATATGCAACATATAAGGTAACATTACCTCTTTCTGATTCTTCATCTGTGATATAAGTTATTACTTGTGCAGTTACACCTGATGATGCACCTTGAATCTTCTTTCCTATTAGTTGATCTAGATATAAACTTACAGGAATTCCTAAAAACTCAGAATCTATTTGTATACCAAAAAATTGATCTTTAAATTGAGATCCACCTGGTATTACTTTAGCACCTTCTTTAAAAAAGTGATTCCCCATATCTTCAATCTGATTCTGAAGAATAGATTGCATGGTTGTGAGTTCTCTTGCTTGAACAGGAAAACCAGGTTTATATAATACTTTATAGTAATTACTAGACGGCTCAAAATCATCAAAATAAGGAGCAACGTTTAGATTAGTTTCCTGAGGCATGATTTTTTAGAATTGCAAGATTATTTTTAGGTCTTCTTTTTGAGAGCTAGATCTGGTAATAGAAGGTCTGTTATCAACATATACTACTTCACCAGAATATTTTTTAATTTCTGGTTGAGCAACACCACTGACAAAGTTTTGACCCAAGTAATAGGTTCTATTATTTATTACTGTTGAAACACCTTGGAATCCAGTGTCAATTCCAACAGCGACACTTCCACCATTGATAGTATAACTACCACCTGTAGCAGTGCCAGGTGCCTCTATGAGGTGTGAAAATCTATTTACCCTAAAACCATATATTGGGTTAGGTTCAGCAAGTCCAGTGGATGTAAATCCAGCAGTTGTTCTATCTTGCCAATACTTTAATACACCAGTAGCTTGATCATAAGATATTACTCTACCAACAGCAGTAGACCCAATACCAATAGTTTGAGTGACAAATTCATCAGGATTAAAGACTGCTGAACTATAACCAGCACCTGTTAATCTTAAAGCATAAACAGCACTTGCTTTTTCAGATATTAATAATTGATCAGATCCTTGAGCTTGAGGATTCTTTAAAATCCCAACTCTAGCAAACTGTTGTCCTGTAACAAAGTCTGGGTTTTCTGAATCATTTTCAAAACGAGCATATGCTAATGCATTTAATGCACCTAATTCTAAATAAACATCTTTTCCATGTCCACCTGGTGGAGGAATAATAACATTAAATGTAGGTGTTGTAGTTCCTGTAGGAACTCCACCTGATGCTAAATCAACACTACCAAAAGTATATCCAGATCCACCATCAGAAACTGTTACTGTTTCTACCTTTGAATCATTATTAACTACAATAGTTGCTTTACCACCTTGACCATCTCCCATTATAGGAACATTAGTGTATGTGATATTAGCAGTTCCAAGACCAACTCCTCTATTTGTTATAGTACAAATTTTAAGTTGACCACTAGCATCTGCATTTTCTCTCATAGGAGTATATGTTGCACTAGTGAACCAATCATCAGGAACAGGAATGTAATCAGTTGAATCAAATTTTATTGCTTCACTTGGTCTTACTGTATAAAGATACTTCCAAATGTATCCATCACCACTACTACCAGCAGCTCTTGGTTCTAAATCTGTGAATGTTGGTTCATCTAATGAAGGACCACCTTGATTATTATTTTCAGGATTAGCATTATTAAACAAACAAATATAAACTCTATAATCTGCATTGATTATATAATAATTTGCAGAGTATACATCAAAAGCACCTGATGGTTGAGATGCATTATCTCTTGTAATATCATTTCTCCACATATCATATGTCACACCAGACTGCCATCTTAACTTTCTAACCACTTGACTGATATCAGCAGAATTAATTCTTTTTACTGCTAACATAGTGTCATAGTAGTCATCAGATTGACTAAAAGCATCTTTTGGTGCAGGAGGATCTGAATCCCATGTAGATACATAACTTCCAGCATTAGGCAGACCAATAAATGCATAATAAGAATTTGCACTAGATTGCACACCAGCAACAAAGTTACTTGCATTCACTATTCTCAGTTGATCAGTTATTATCGCTGCCATTTTTAAGTTTTGTTTTTATTTATAGAGTTTATATTGAAGGATACACCACAATGTTCCCCACCATAGCACTATGACTAGTACATTGATATACTAAAGTGTTTGGTGCTGCAAATGGAACCTCAAATTTAATAACTCCAGCTGCTGCTCCATTATTGGTTACTCCAGTGCTATATGCAGATCCTCCAGCTGATTGTCTAATCTGGAATGGGTGAGAACCACCTGAATTATTCACAAACTGATATGTTTGTCCTCTTGCAAGGTAAATGGTTGGATCATCTGCATTACTTAATCCACCAGGTCCAGTGAGTGTGTAATGATCAGTTCCATTTGCACCCAGAGTCCATTCAGCAGTTACTAACTTTCCATCTCCACCACCAACATATGATTTAGCAGTTACAATACCAGTGACATGACCTGCATCAATATTGTTCTGATCAATAGTAACACCAGAACCAACTATAACCTTACCAGTTACTCCACTATTGTTTTTACTGACTAATTGTAACCAGTTTCCACCATGTGCAAAATACATTAAACCTGTATCATGTCCATGAGCAACAGCACCATGATATGTAGATGCTGATGGGAAATCACTTACTTGAGCATAATAGAATGGAATTATATTATTTGTCTGAAT